AGGCGTATTTTCAGAGGCTTGAAAGTGTCTAACGAAGCCTGGGAAGTCCACTTTTGGTTCTCCAGTAACGCTCACGCCTGGAAAAACATACTATTGGCATATTGTAGGTACAAATGGCAGCAAGTCAGCTGAGGCTAGCTTTACCGTGATGTCAGTGCCAGCTCAGCCTTACTTGACCATTTCCAATAATTTAAATCGTAGGCTGTTCGATGTTTCTTGGAATGGGGTGAGTAGTGTTACTCGGTATGAGCTGTATCGCAGTGGTGCGTTGATCTATTCAGGCTTAGCTGTCACTCAGGAGGTTCCTGTTGGGAATTTTGGTGTGACCATTCCGTTTTCTATCAAAGCATGCAATGCAGCCGGTTGTACGAGTGGATCGAGTGGCAATGGTAATTTCCCTACGCCACCTACAACTGCAATTATTCAATCCCCAGCTATTGGAACGACAGCAACTATTGCTCCTGTTTTTGCAGCAACTGGATCGAGTTTAGTTTCCAATGCTACTTACACTATATCATTGTCTGAAGCGCCTCGCGCAGGCTTAAATAATCAGTATACGAATTATTGGGCGATTGGTGGGCTAAGCAGCACAAGCTTAACGCAGGGAAGCTTGGATCAACTTATATGGAACTCAGGTTGGGTTCAGCGTACGCGTAACGGAAATCCTGATGGTCCAGCAGTCATTGTGAGCAATAGTTCCCCACAATTTCTTACTGTTGGCAAAACTTATTATTGGCATATCGTTGCCAGTGGTTCTAACGGCGGACTGTCAAAATCTGCTGAAGGGCGATTTGCAGTGGTGGCTGCAACCAGTTCATCACGCTCAAGCAGCTCTTTTTCTAGCACATCAAACTCCAGCTCGGCTTCAATTCAATCAGTGACAATAATATTTACGTACGATGACTTGGGTCGAGTGAAAACTGTAACTCATCCAAATACTATTAAAAACACTTACGAGTATGACGATGCTAATAATCGAACAAAAATGGAATCATTACCTTATTAATTTGGAAGTGCTTACTAGCGTATTTGATGAGAGCAGGGGCCGGAAGGCCAAGAACCAGAATTGAGAAATTTTGAAGGAAGAATTATGAAAGTATTTAGTATGTTTGCTGCTGTGGTATTGCTTGGAATATGTATAAATACAATTGCGGATGACGATATCGGGGTGCCAAATTTTGAAGATCGTTTTGGTGTTGACTTGATGAAGGCGGCACCTGTAGGTCAAACTTTATCTTTTGGTCTTGGAAACGAGAATAGCGGCATTAAATATGTGTCGGGTACAGGCAACGTTTTTTCTAACAATTTTGTTGGAACTATCACGTTGTTGAAGCTAACGTCTAGTAATCACCCTGCACCGTACTATGTGGTAGGTTTGAGCGCAGGAGATTATTATAAAGTTGACTCTCTTGGTAATTCAGAGGTGTTTAAGTTAAATGCGAATGGTGTGCTAGATAATACCCGTAATACTGGTGGGTCCCTTTCGTGCGGTGTGAATATCTGTACCTATACGAATAAATTTGGCGATATTATAGAGTTCAATAAGAGTTACACCAACGGGTACTCAAATCAGCGCTACAATACAAATGGAGAAAAAATAGTAGATCCCCACAGTAAGGCGCACGGGGAATGGAATATTGCGCTGCAAGTCAGTCACACTAAGCCAAACGGTGAAGTGATTTCCAATGTGTGGGGTTCTTATGAGTCCTATTGGAATCCTACCAAGCTAAAATCTGTTAGTAGTTCATTGGGGTGGATGATTAAGCTTTCATATAGCGGTATTACGTCTGATATAAGCACGTATAATCAAATAACTAACATCAACTCCACCTCAACGCTAAACATAAAGCTGGTAAATAATGCAGAAGAATATTGCGATGGCTCGAGTGACAATTTATGTAATTCTTTAACGAAAACATGGCCGTCAATTAGTGTGAAAACTGATGGGAATATGAATTATTCGACCATAGTAAGTTGTGACGCAAGTTGTTACGCCACCATCAAGTTCATTCTTTCTTCGCTTCCTTCGCAAGCCACTTACAAAAAGGATGAGAGCGGGGAGTATAAGTTTATAGGTGTAATGGGGTTCCTAGATTCATCTGTATATAATCCTTCTAATGGTATTATGCAAGGTGTGCAAATAAATGATGGGGTTATATATTATTCCGACACTTATGAAATAACAAATCCGCTGAACTTAACAAGCAAGTATTCGCGTTCATTAACTCCCTGCAACAAATTAGATCAATATAGCTTTGAAAGTTACACTGGTCTCAAGCGGAGGTATGAGGTCAAATCGGGCTTTCTCGTTAATAGCGGGCCACCACCGTCTCAGACAGTCTGTACTCAAAGCCCCGGTCAAGGCACTGTTAATCAGCTGGTTTTAATTGATAGTGCGTCTTCTAAAAAGGCATATTTTAGTTATAACTTCAATCTGGTAAATACTAGTGCCGTGTTAACCGGTGCAACCATATCCAGTCCAGATGGTAATTACACTATTGACTCAGCTCAATACGGAATCGAGACATATACAGATAATCTTGAGCGGACGTGGAGCTATAAATATGCGAATGTTGGCAGCTACTTGGAGAGATTGGTTCAGCCAAATGGTAGTTCAACCGAGTGGGATTATGAGGGCACAAACCTGCAGTCAATGGAGTTAATTTCCCACGATGCTTCAGATGAAAAAATTGTAAGCTCCATAACACATTATAGAGATGTACAACCCTGTAATACTGTAAATATTAAATATTGTAATAAACCCTATCAGGTGACAGACGATAAAGGGGTGGTAACCACTTTTACCTATCATCCTGAAAGTGGTTATGTTGCGACTATCACTAAACCCGCCGTCAATGGTGTTCAAGCGCAAACTCGTTATACATATGAACAAAAAATTCCTTATGTAAAAAATAGTTCCGGTAGTTTGGTTGCGTCACCTGCTGTTTGGGTACTGACCGAATTGTCGGAATGTATGAACACTGCGCCGGACGAATGTGTCGATACTGCAGATGAAAAAAGGATTGTCTACTCAAACTTTTCAAACAACTTATTACCGCAAACCACGATCGTAAAAACGGGTGACAATTCCGAAAGCTTGGTTACCACAACGCAGTACGACATATATGGCAATGTTTCATCCATTGACGGACCTCGTTCGGGAACTAGTGATAAAACGTACTATTTTTACGACTTGATGCAACGAAAAACTGGTGAAATTGGTATTGATCCAGATGGTTCCGGACCATTGCCGCGCAGGGCGGTAAAAACGACTTACAACGGTGATGGAAAGATTAGTCGGGTTGATATGGGGATCACCAACGGTACTACTTTGGCAAATTTGAATGGTATGACGGTCAAGCAATATGCCACAACAGACTTCAGTACCCTTCATGGCTTGCCAACTGTGGAAAAGTTTTATGCAGCAGGTACTTTGGAAAGGGTGACACAGAAAAGCTATGACGGCATGCTTCGACTAGAGTGTGTTGCTCAGCGCTTAAATAGGACTGAGTGGGCATCCTTGCCGTTATCAGCCTGCACGCTTGGAACTGCAAGCGATGAAGGGAGTGATCGCATTACAAAATATACATACGATGCAACTGGTGCGTTATTATCCACCACCAACGCGCTGGGTACCATTTTTGAGCGAATAGACAGAACAAGTACTTATTATGAAAGTAATGGAATGTTAAGTTCTGACGCTGATGGCAATGGAAATACTACCAATTATGAGTACGATGGTTTCGGTCGGCTCTATAAAACCATTTATCCCACTGCTGAAAGCGGCACCACAAAAAGCACAACTGACTATACACAAACAAATTATAAATCGGGTTCCTCTCTGGTGGACTCTGTTCGCTTGCGCGATGGGCTGACAATTGACTTTAGTGAATATGACGCGTTGGGGCGTGTCAAAACCAAGTCTGGTGCTGTTAATGAAACTTTTACGTATAACAATTTCAATCAGGTGGTAAGCCGAACCAATAATTCCACAGGTGGAACTTCTCAGACATCAGCTTATGAATTCAATGCTTTAGGTTGGCTGGAAGGTGAAACCAGCACTTCCGGTACTGGAACAATATTGGGTAGCGTAAGCTACACCCATGACTCTACCGGTCGCCGCGAAACATTGACGTGGCCTGATAATTTTTCTATTAAATACGACTACAAAGTCAACGGTGCTGCCGGTGAATATCTGCGAAAGATTACAGAGTCTAACGATACACTGTTAGCTGAGTTTGATTATTACGACAATGGTCGCCGCAAAAGCTTAACGCGTGGAAATGGTGTTGTTACATCCTATGCATACAATGATCTTGATCAGCTGGATGCACAATCAACTGATGTTGGTGGTTCCAATATTTCCGATGATATTGGTGAAAGCTTTACCTACACCCTGTCTGGGCAGTTGAAGAACCATACTTTGAGTGTTGCTAATAGTAATTATATTTTTACACCGAGTGTGAGTGCTGCAATAAACTACGTACATGATGCATTGAACCGGATTAAAAGTGTCGATGGTGTGGTGTTCAACTATGACGGGCGCGGAAATTTGACAAAGGATCAGGCGGGTCGCACGTATACCTACAATGCCAACAATCTTATGCTTAATTCAACGGCAAGCGGTGTTACCACTACATTAAGTTACGATACTGAAAATAGATTGCATAGCGTAACGAAATCTGGCAGCACAACAAAGTTTGTATACGATGGTACTGACTTAATTGCTGAAACGAACAGTAGTAACATGACTCAGCGCCGTTATGTGCATGGACCTGAAACAGACGATCCAATTGTGTGGTACGAAGGTTCAGGTACTAGCGATAAGCGTTACTACACTGCGAATCGCCAAGGCAGCATCGTAGGAATTACGCTACAAAATGGAATGAGCACGTCGGTTAACTCTTATGATGAATATGGAGTCCAGAAACTAAATACCATTGGTAGATTTCAATATACAGGTCAGACATGGATACCTGAGTTAGGCCTTTATTATTATAAGGCCCGCTTTTACAGTCCAGCTTTAGGGCGGTTCATGCAAACTGACCCCGTGAGCTACAAGGATGGCATGAATTGGTATGCCTATGTGGGAAATGATCCGGTGAACATGACAGACCCGACTGGGATGTATGGATATTGGCCTGGTATGGAAGAAATGCATCAGGCTGCCGAAGCCAATGGTCAGGCTGAGGTGGTAAGAACGGTTATTACAACGGCAGTGACATCTGCTGCTGGTGGCGGTATAGGGGGAAATGTTGCAGTTAAAGCAGTAAGTGGATTAAGCAATGCAACAAAAGGAAAAATTGGTGAGGCTGTTGCTAGAGCTGGAATTGCAGCTAGAGGTGAAAAAGTTCTTGTTCCGCAAGGTACGCGGGCTGGTGATATTAAACAATTAGGTAATATTAACGGTCGTGGTGCTAATTCCAAGCCTGATTATGTCGTACAGGACAAAAGCGGTAATGTGAAGGTTGTTGAGGCTAAATTTAATTCAAGCGGCTTAACTGGAGCACAAAAGGATTTACAAAAACAGATGGGTGATGCGTTCACCGTTTCCCGAACTACTCTCAATGATGTTGCTAATGCGGGAACGGCAGCAGGTGCAGCGGCTGGCGCTGCTGCGAGCTGTGTAGCCACAACATCAAGTCCTTGTCGGTAATCACTATGAAAGCAAAAAACCATTCACAAAAATTTAAAAGGTGGCAGGAAAAAATTTCTCAGGAGACTCGATTTCTGAGTGAGCAAGTAGATAAAAATATTATCCCATTCTTTGAAAAAAATGGTTTCCAGAAAGTTGAAGTAGCTTTGAATAATCCAGAGTGGCCAGTATCAATGGATGAGATTAGATTAGAGCGAAAAGTAAGCAACGTTATTGATTCGATATATGTTGGTTTTGCAAAACATGGAGCAACCAAATTTCAAATTAGAATTTCTCGGAGAGAGCTAGATTCTCCTCATGAATTTATTCGGGATGCTTGTTTGGTTAAAAATTCGACCCAGCGTTATTTTCTTTGGGGAAAGCCGTGGTGGTTTCCAATGAGTTTTTGGGGTGAATCCAGCTCTAAAAAAACTATCGATGAAATTATGCCGCTATTGCCTCAAATTCTGGAATTCCTGGAAAGCGGGGTTCGTGGTAAAAATATAAGTAAAGAAGTTTAGTTTTAAATTGAAAACCGAAACCCCGGCCAGTCCTCTGACCGGGGTTTTGTTTTTATGAATGTTTGAGCTTGTTCGTCACTCCGCCGTCAACACCAAACACCCTTGCATTACCCGTCACCGGCGTGTTAATGGTGAATCCCGCCTGTTCCAACCAATGCCCCTTGAGCTGCAACCAGGGCACGGTTGCCTGTGGCGGGTACTGCGTCTTGCGCCGGTAGTCGTAGACCATACTCCCGGTCTTGATTTTGCGAATGTGACAGGGTGGTGTTGCTTGCGTAGAATCGTGTCTAGCCATGATCAATAGCCTCAGCGAAGGATTTCATTGGCACGTTTAAGCTCTCGGTTCTCGCGCCCCAATGCTTTAGTTCGCTCTGATTCATCCTCACGGAGCCGACTTGTGGCCAAAATGTGGTCATTTTATGATGTTTTTAAAATCTAAAAATAAAAAACCCTAACATAATCAATATGTTAGGGTTTGTTTTGTGGTGGAGCCGGGGGGATTTGAATGTTTGGAAAACCGTTAGTATTCAAAACCTTATCCATTCACTGCGCCTCAATAGTGCCAAAATTATCAAAAAAGCCTTATAAAGTCCAATTACTGGTTTGTGCAAAATCTGGCCATAATCGAGGTTGACCCGGATCAAACATAAAATTTTATGTAAACACCTGGTTAATACATAAAACCGTATGTATCCGGATCAAGTTTGCTCAAACGGCACAAATTGGGCACAAGTCAGTTATTTGGTATCCAACGCCCATAAACCTTACGAATCATTCCCCAATCTTTATGGCCCATTTGCTCGGCAACCCATAGCGGGTTTTTGCCCTGAGAGAGCATCATTGACGCAAAGGTATGCCGTGTTTGATAGGGATTCCTGTAATCGAGCCCAGCGGCCTTTAAAGCGGGTATCCAAAGGCGTTTCCGGATTGCCTGATCACATTGCCATGCCTGACCGGTTTTATCGTCATGAAAGACCCTGTGCGAGTCTTCAGTAAATGATTGCTGATTGTTTAGGGCCTCAATGGCTTGAGTATTTAATTCCACTGTGCGCCGGCCAGAAACGGTTTTAGTTGTTTTCTCTCTGCGGCCCACTATGACAACACGTACATAAAACCGGTTGTTGGGTAAGTCGATATCTTCCCACCGGAGGCCGATCAATTCAGATGTGCGCAAGCCAGTATAAAACGCGAATTGAAACAGGTTGCGGGCTTGACCTTGCAATTGATCGAGCACACGAATAATTTCGTGCTGGGTAAACGGATTCGGCTCGCGTTGTTCAACCGGTAAAAACCGAACTCTATCAAGTGGATTTTTATCAATCAGTTGATCGAAGTAAGCATCTTTAAAAACGAGCCTTAGCGGACTGAGAACATTGTTTATTCGTTTGTTGGAAATGCTCAGTGTGTCTAACCAATCTTCAATATGCGATACAGCCAACTCGGTTAATTTCAGATGCCCAAATGTCGGAATTAGGTGGTGATAAACAGCACTGTTGTAACCCCTGATGGTACTTAATTGGCAATGACGCTCAGTCTTTTTTAGCCAGTCTTTTAGTGCTTGTTCAATGGTGATCGACTGACCTAATTGCTTCGAATATTTCTTTGCTTTTGCGCTAGCGGGGAAGTGATTCAAATAATCAAATGTTCCCATGGCAATTTCAAAGAGAATAGCCTCACGTTTCCGCGAGGCTTCTTTCAAAGTGGTTTTGGTTGGTTTAATTCTTAATGTTTCGCGGCAGCGCTCGCCTTGGTAAGTGAAATCAAGGAGGATGCTATTGCCGCGCGATCTTACGCCAGAATGTTTAATGTTCATCGAAATAAAATGTGTGTACGTATTCGCCAAAATCAAACAAAAGAATTACCAAGGAATCTTGCTTATACTGATTCACAAACTCAGTAGCATCTGCCTGGGTATTAAAAATCAATGCATCGTCTAACACTGTTGAAAAAAGTGAATATAGTATTTTCTTTGAAATGGAAACTAAAAATGTTTCTGAATTTTTTCTGGTTACAGCAAACCCTATAAAGTTTGCATGTTCCGGAATGGAGAATATCTGTTTTAATTCTTGAATGTTAGCTAAATACATAACTATGAATTCCTAAGGTTTTTAACGTTAGGTTTTTCACCGGAAATCCACTTTTGAACCTCATGGGGGTTAATAAAAATTCTTCCGTTGGGAGCTTTAACCCAATGAATTTTTTCTCTAAAAATTCCGCGTTTTTTCAATGCTCTAATAGCTTCTTTGGATAAGCCAATGTCACTTGAAACTTTTTCGATTGTTTGCCATTGCATACAAAATCACCTAATAATCAAAAGCAAGCGAATGCAGTAGCCAAAATGGCCATTGCTATTTATGCGTTTAAAAAGAATTAGATGAGTGTCGAAATGGTAGAAGGGGAAAAGTATTGAGCAGCATATAGCTGATAATACGTAAAAGAAATATCCAGTATCGACACTTAATTTAGGTAGGCACTGACGACTATTTTCAATCTTCTTTTTGCCCGGGCTTTGCCCTTCAGTTTTCAGGCCGACAAAGAAAATAACCGTATAACCACGTCTAGGAAGGTGCATTTTTATCATTGGTTTAAGCTGCTGTCAAATGCCAAAGCCAATCAAGGAGGCTAAAGCCCCCTGACCCAGATAACACCTGTGGGTGGTCGCTTGAGGCTTCCTTCACAGGCTAACTGGGCGCGTGTGCGCGTTGGCTTGAAAGATGTTGCTAAATTTAAGCTGCTTGATGGTTAATCAGTGTTGTGGTGATAGCTTGTTCGTGATTAATGTCCAAGTCATGCAAATTAAAATAGGCAATGTGGAATTTATCAATGTCAAATTGCTCCAGCGATATGGAAGGATCATATTCCGATACGCCAAGCTCAATATGCCCATCAAAGTGAAAAATAACTGCATCGATTAAATATAGACCTGCTGGCATTTCAAAGTAGGATGGTGATGAATTAAATCTATTAATAAAAACAGGTGTAGCCACTAAGGACAGTAAATAATTTTTTTTGATATTAGTGTTAACATTCAAATCAGTCATATAGACCTCCGATCAGGTTGGTATGATTAGCTCTGCCTTGAGGTACAACTCTTGGCAGGGCGACTAACAAAATATTCCGTAGTGTTACGAAATATCATGTATTTAGTTTGGGGCCGCGTTTTCTCCGTCCTCCTCCTTGTCTCCTTCTATTGCCGTTTTGCCAAAATGGTTTTGGAACATCGCCATTCCTGTACATTGGTAGATCGTCATAGTCATAAGTTAGCCAATAAAGGTCGAGATGCGCGCGACATATTTCATAAAGCTTTTCGTTTATAAAAAAATATAGTTCATCCGTTTCGTGTTTCATCAAGCCATCAAATTGGCAATCTTCAAGCTCTCGCCAATAGGCAGTGAAATCAATAATGCACGCAGGAATAATTTTGGCAGCATGATTTTTCTTGTCGCGTTTGTGAAATAAATATATATCGTCAAGGCGATAAAGCTTTGCTCTTACGCGATCAGTTACCATTCTGGCACCAGCTTGTAATCACCACAAAATTCGGTTTTTGTTAATTGCTCCATTCCCTCTGGAAAACGCACTACAACTTCAATTTCCTCATTCACAGCAAGAACACCAACAATGTTTCCGGTTTTTGTAATAGGTGGGCGAGGTAGAAGTTCGGCATCTTCCGTGCGAACAACTTCACGGCACATTAAAGAGCAGGCTTCTGTTAATTCAAATTGCAAAGATGTATCCCAGTCGAAAAAATCAACTTCATATTCTCTGCCTAATTTTTTAGACATTTTTAACCCTCTCCATTAATGAATTTGGGGCTGCGTACAGTTATTGATACTAGTCCAAGGCCGCCCTGCGGGCGGCGCTGGCGGCCTCGCCGCTGTCGTGCTCGTACCTGCGCGCGGCGCTATGCTAAGGCCGCCAGCGGACTCGTATTTTTTCCAATTATGTAAGCGCGTGATGATGGCCTGATTGAAATAATCCAAGCCTTTAATTCGTGGTTTTTTCGGGTCGCCATAAACGGTAAGACCTTCTGGTAATAGCTCTCCTGTTTCTTCATTAACAAACACAGGGTGCTCATAGAACGGTCTGATAGGGTGCTCTGATTTACGCATTTCAACACCGCCCATAACCATGACATAAGCTGCCCAATCTGAGGCGACTGCTGCGCATGCCGCCTCAGATATAATTGCGTTATTGTCAATGTCATCAACATCAATATCGCATGCCGGTGTTCTTCGAAGCTCTCGCCAGACGGTTACACTCGGGCCACCAATTTGCTGAAATTGACGAATGCCCCAGCAGCTTGCCCATGCATCGATGGCTTTGGCAGATTGCTTTGCATCATTGCCGTATAGGTCTGTATCGATATTAGAGCCATCAATATTTTTAGTGATGTATTTAGCAATGTATCCAGCAGCAGAGCCTTTCGATTTATCTATCGCAACAGCTTTAAATCTGTGTTTGCTCGCTCCTTTTTCATGCTTGCTATCCTGCAATGCATAATGCTTCATGATCGAACGCACACGGGTTTTTATTGATGGCGACATAAACAGCATTAAATGCCAGTGCGGGGTTCCATCATGGTTAGGCTCTGCGACACGGAAACCGTAAACGTTCAAGTTTTCCCGATGCAACTTGGCTCTAATTCTTGCCCATAGCTCACCTAAATATTCGTTCACTTCTCGCGGAGTCGTGCCGTCATATTTAGAATTTTGCTTTCCTGTTTTATTTAAACGGGAATGCATTCTTGATGGTGCGGTAATGGTGTAAAACTCACCGCAATGACCAAGCTCATCGGCAACAATTTCAAAACCTGATATGCGCGTCATTAGTTCAGCGCGCCTAATTTCTGGATTAGAAACTGATTTTTCTGAAAGCTCTTTTAGTGAAAAAACTTGCTGGTTTTGGTTGACCAAAAAGGTGTTTTCCAAAAACTGATTAGCCAAATGTTTTTGATGTGATCGTTGAGCTTGAGTGAACTTGCTTGAATAAGCGGAGCGCTTGCGGTGAATCATTCCAAGGTCGCGAGCAACTGCCTCGATAGTGCGGCGTTGAAGGGTGCACAGTTTTTTCTTCCACCAGCGTGGGCAACCCATACGCAAAATACTTGCAGAGATAAAATCCCCGTTTTTGCTCTTTCTTGGTGGTGTTAGCTCATAGCCCTTGATGTACTCGCAGCACGCATCATAGGCGGCGTTCAAATTGCCTTTGTAAGATTCAGCAAGGGTGGTGGTGTACTGGGCTTTATCTTCGGCAAATTTTTTGATGATTTCGAGGCTGGACGACAGATTCAGGTCTTTGACGATCAGGCGCTGGTTTAAGGTCAGTAGATTGCGGTTTGCATCAACGTAGCCTTTAGCCTTGGCAATATCCAGATAGGACGATGCCATCGACAGGGAAAGCTGGGGATGTTGTTCAAAAATTTTTTTGCGGAAAAGGTGACAGTCAGTCGTTCCGAGACCATAGGGAAAGGGCTTTGCTGGGCGGGGTGGTGAAATGTGCCGGATTTGTGCCGGATTGGTGCCTTACTGGAGACCGATCAAGACCACTGGAGACCATGTAGTTGGGAGTTGGGGAGCTGCTGGAACCCGCACAAATACTGGTCTCCAGCGGTCTAGATAGGTCTAGACACCCCCCTGTGTTTGGTGGAGCCGGGGGGATTTGCTCCCGGATACACCTAACTCATTGATTTATATAGACAGCTAAAACCCTGTGATTGAGTTTAGTGTACCAAATTTGTGACTCTTAGTTAGGGGATAGAGAAGAGATTTTGCACCCTGCTGCAAAATGACTATTCTTCATTATCTTGTCTGGCGCTTACGTCCATTGAAAACACATTTTCAATGTTAAGTGCCGGATGGTTAATAAGTGCCCAGTACGTTAAAGACAAAATTACAGCATTATCGAAGGGATAACATGTCATCACTACTTCTCAAAAGGCTTAATCAACTATCTAACGAAGATAAAAATTTAGAAATACTAGCTGCTCAATGGGCATTTGACGAACGTTTAATAGGAAAGGCGTTGGCAAACATAGGTACGATTTTTGGTCATTACAGTAGACATGATGAGTCTCATTCTAAGCAGATACTTATCAATATAGAAAGAGTTCTCGGTAATCATAGGATTGATTTGCTTTCTGCGACTGATATTTGGATGCTTTTGGAATGTGCTTATTTACATGATATTGGTATGGTTATTCCCATTGATCTGATGAGAAAAGACTGGAGCTCCAAAGAGTTCCAAGAGTTTTTCAATGAAAGTACTACGGCTAAAGAGTTAAGAGATATTTTTGGGGCTATAAGCCAAGAAAAACCATTTGATTTGGCATCTTGGCCAATAGATTTCTACGAAAAAATGAAATTTATAATGTCTGAATATTATCGGGCAAAACATCCACAAAGATCTGATGAAATAGCTAAAAACCCTCTTCATGAAATATCGCTTTCTTCACCAAGGACAGAGTTGTTGCCGAAAAGAATTTTTAATCTTATTGGGAGGATTTGCTATTTGCATGGGCAACCCTTTGAAGAAGTTATGAAACTTCCAAAAGTTGAGGTTGGAATTGGTAACGATGATGTTCATCCAAGATTAATAGCAAGCTTACTTAGATTGGGTGATTTGTTAGATCTCGATAATAATAGATTTTGCCCGGTTATGTTGAGCTGTGCTGGAAATGTTCCTGATAGTACTCTTAGCCATATTGAAAAACATTTTTCGATAAATAGTTTTTATGCTTCTCCGTCGAATATTGAGGTTGAGGCTGTATGTGAAACATATGCTGGTTATTCTGAAACTCAAAAATGGTTTTCCTATTTAAAGGATGAGCTTTCATGTCAAATGAATAGTTGGCATGAAATTATTCCTGCTATAAGTTTTGGTGCGTTGCCTACTATAGGAAAGTTAAATATCCAGCTGATGGGGTATGAGTTAATTGACGGAAAAAATGTCCCTAGATTTGAAATTGATAAAAAGCGAATATTTGATATCGTTACTGGTTCGGAAATATATTCTCATAAGGAGCAGGCAATTCGAGAGCTGTTGCAAAACGCAATAGATGCTTGCCTTGTAAGGATTTGGATTGAATACTCGGGAAGTAAAAATTTTGATGAGCCTAGTGTTGAGACGTTGGATTTTATAAAAAATAAAGTAAATATTGATATTTCAATATCGAAAAAAATTATTCAAGTAAGTGGCAGAACAGCTTGGCGTGTAACAATAAAGGATAATGGTACAGGGATGGATTATGATGGTATTCGATCTATACAAAGTATTGGTTCCTCTAGACGGGGAAGCCTGAGGAAAACATTATCAAAAATGCCCGCCTGGATGAGACCATCGGGGTCTTTTGGATTGGGTTTCCAAAGTGTTTTTTTGCTGACGCAAGAAGTTGATCTTACCACCAGATATTTGGGCTCATATAATCAATACTTCATTAATTTAAAAAGCCCTGGGTCGGGAGGTGATATTCTTATTTCTAAGTCCACTGTTCAAGGTGTTGAAAGTGTCGGGACTTCTATTTCGTTTGATTTTGAATACGATACGATACCTAATGCATTTACTATTAGCCCAAACATGGAGAATTCTTTGCGCGCCTTGAGGGATCATGATCCAGTGGTTGGTAATGGATTGGATATTGATATTGCACGAGTAGTCGATGAAATAGAGAAGTTTTTTAGGTTTTCAATTTTTAATTGTTCGTTAACGTTTGATGGCGAAATTATCAATATAAAAGATGTTGATCTTCCCCCTTATGTTTTTTACTCGGAAAAAAATGAAATTCAAATATTGAATTTAAATTTTGGTCCTGAAAGTGCTGCCTCAGCGGCCACTTATTATAAGTGGCAACCATTTGATTCCCGCCTTGCGGCTATTCCATTTGTAAGAAGTGATATTAATATACTGGGTTACGATGCTAGTGATATTCTTCAGCTTAGTAGAAATCAATTAAAAAAATCAAAAGGTTTAGAGGTCAAACAAAAAATTATCTCTTCTTTAAATGAATATTTCTTGGCTAGCAAGTCAAAATCTAATGAGGAAGATTTTAAATATATTGATGCCTTTTTAATTTTTCATGGATTTGATCCTATTTATGACGGAAAGCATAAAGATATTGCTATGGGTGAAGGTGTTACGATTGGCGATGTAATAAATGCTGATAAAATATTGTTTTATCAGGTCAACGTGAGTGATCATAATACTTATGTTTCCCCGGTCATTTCTAATGATGATGGCGTTATAAAAATAAAATCAAATGCGTTTCGTGGTATCTCTCTCAGGATTCAATTTCTCCAAATATTATTGGAAAAAAATGGTCGTCGTCTAGGAGTTGAGGTTCATGAGCATAGGAAAAATTTAGATGCTGATGATGACCGATTAATGTTTAGCTTGATGCGTGATTCTAAAACGGTTATCAGTGATAATGCGCTACAAAAGATGTTGGGGGCAGAGCTTTGGGGTGCAATACGTCATAAAAGAAATTTAATATTATGTGAATCAGATTATATAGAGCTGGCTATCGATAAAAATAAAATAAATGGCTATTTCGATACTATAAATTATGATTATGCATTTGGTTACTATCCTAATTTAATGATTTTCCCCTTTTTAATTGAGGAGCGTAAAGCTGGCCCTGAGCGTAAAGCTGTTTCTGAGCGTAAAGCTGTTGCTGATAGGTCAGCTGAATTGCTGAATTATATATATGAAAACAGAAAAGATAATTCTGTAACAAAAGAGAAAATTTCTGAAAAGCTTGAGTGTTATATTAGCAGGATTAAAAAACTAATGTTCAATAAACCAATGTGGCGTTAGGTGTTCAATTGGTCTGTATGGGGATGTGCTCGTAAATGCCGATCTCCATCCGTATTCACGTGGAAGAAAAATGAGATTTTCTTCGCTTAATATTCCAATTGAGCTCATTTTTAATCCTTGTAAATGTTTTTGGCTGAAAATTTGGCCATTGGGTTAAATTTTTTCTACTGCTAGGCATTTTCTTTGGCTTTAATAAAATAACTGTTTTTTAAATGGTTGTACCATTCGGCTATTGTTTCGCTATCCCTTTTTGGGCTGTATTCCTCTCCATTTTTAAAAACTTTACCGCCAATCAAATAATGCGAAACTCTAATGGTTAATATTTTTTCTTCTGTCTTTACGTGATTAACTTTAGAGCTTTCTTTCCCTTCCGCAATAAAGTAAAAATAAATTTGATGATTGCATAATGAGAGCTCAAAAAGCTTTTGAAATGTTTCAGGGCTAGGGATATGCGTTCGTACAACCTCAATAATAATATTGGGATAGGCGGAGCGAGGGAAAAATCTTGTGGAGTCTCTGCCTGCCAAATCTGGTTTTATGTAGGTTTCATCACCAAAAGCAGTGCGACAATCGTTTTCCATAAACCAAATGTATTTGCTATCATCTATTGTTTTAAAAATCACCTGTTCTTCTCTGTTTTCTCCAAAGATATACGTAGAAAATTGAATTCTATCAATTTCCGGTGAAGTTAATTTGTCGAATAAAGATCTAACGCATTTGTCATGAGTTGGGTTGTTTTCATCGCGACCTAATCTTTTTATAAATGATGGATTTCCTATTCTTCTAAAGTGTGGCGTTCTTTCATTTCTCACCGGGACAACCAAGCAGTCATCATTGTTTAATAATGGTTCATCCTTCATTTTTGGATAAATAATCGGGTTAAATATATCTTCTTCAAAATAGCGTTGACCAGAAATGATGCCATATACCATGCTTAATCCTTGTTCCATTTATCAGTTAATCTTTTAGCAATTAAGGGGGGTATTAATCCAATATTTATCGGGTAATAAAGCCAAGCGTTCTTCTGTGAAAATTCTAATTGATTTTATTTTTCATCTCATGTTTTTAATGGTTGTGTTTTCTTACGGTTTTTATAATTTCTTTTTATTCTGAGCATTGCTCGATGTTTTTGGCTGATCTGTATGCTAGGTATGCAATAAGCTCTGTGTGGAAATATCCTATAGTTTTCTTTCTATAAACTGCTCTCCAGCGCTTAACCCGTTTGCCTCCATGTCCGAAATAAGTTACTCCGGGATAATCGGAAACGGGTTTTTTCTGGTCAGGTATAAAGTCAACATATCTAAGTTCGCCCTCATAAAATTTATCTGGAAAATTTAAATAGGCGAATTCACCGTGAAAATGTCTGGCCGCCTTATCGTGTGCCATCGCTGCTTCTTCAGCGGTATCAAATCGTCCAACACATAAGCGATTGCATGATGCTACCCAGCGATTACCGTCTTGGTTTACACCTTTATACCCTGATTTGGCGCATGAACGGGAATTCCATGAGTTTTGTTTGTGAGTTGCCCATCGTAAATTACTACGCTTGTTATTAGTACGATCCCCATCTTTATGATCACATATTAGCCCTTCTTTAGGAGGACTTCCCATTATTAATTTATGCATGAAAATATTTTTATTGCCATTTCCTGTGGCCTTGTATTTTTCTGGGTCGTGAATAACTGTCATTGCATAGCCATTAGAGCTTATGTGCCACAAATACTGCGAAACCAATGGCCAATCGATTGAGTCAATTTTGGCGTTGTAACCGCCACGCAATCCAATTAAGGGCATAAAGACCTCCTGCTGAGTCCGTTGTAGATCATTCGGAATTGAATGCTTTTTTATTCGTTAAAAATTAATTAACTTTAGGAATTTATTGATCATCAGAAAATAACGCAAGAGGTTCTTTCAATATTTTAATTTAATTTTTAGTTGCAGATTTTTAATTTTTATTTAATGAGGCTTGGCTTGGTTTTGTGCTTTGGCCTGATTGATAGACTTACTCTGAATAAACGCTTGGGATGATCCACTTTATCCTTATCTTTGTGGTATTCCAGCCCCGCCAGCTCTACACGTAGTATCTCGTTATCAACCATGTCTATACGGTCTTGGTAGAAGGCTGTGCGAAGAGTTATGTAAGGATCGGTAGTAGTATCCATAGATACAGTGTCTGACAGTATCCCCGCCTTTCTCAGCAAGAGAATAGATTCACGCGAGTCATAACCATCATACGTAACCTTTTTGATGTTGAGGCCGTATACCTTCTTCAGTGCGAGAATCCACGTTCTTATTTCTGTGGGGGCAATTGGGTTTGCTGCATTGGGTTCAATGCTTATGGCCAGCTCTACTACTATCCGTGGCATTAGCTCTAACAGCTCTCCAGTCTGTACAGCTACTACATCTGATTCCTTCACCACCGCAAGGCCACACCGGTCACCTGTCCGGGATAAGTCTACGTGTACGTATCTGGGTGTGTCTTTATCTTCAGGTAGTAGTCCCTCCGCAATCAATGGTAATGAGTCTTCCCCCAGCACCACGTTTTGCTTATGTACATACGGCACTATATCCAGTTCTTTAGCGCGCACCACCGCATCTACAATCTTGTTACGGCGTGTAATGAAGGGGGCAAGCACGTCAGTGGATATTCCTATCACGTCACGTAGGGAACCTTCTGGGTCTAACTGGAAGGCCGCCTTAAACTCTACAGGTACATCCTTAACGGTTGCTGTCTCTGGGTAATCTATTCCAGCCTCTGCGTCATCATCGAGTATCTGGGTAGCGTAGTCTGTACTGCCTACCAATAGCTTAAAGGTCTCCCCGCAGTATGTACCCTCTGGACGCACCTCATATTGCGCCCGGCGTTTCATGACTACGTTTTTCTCTTCATTCTTTTCTATGTTTTCTTGGCGACGGTCAAGGAAGTCCCCCTTATATCGGGTAGACGAAAGCACGGATATACAACCAATCGATATACCTTGGGTCGCAAATGTACCTACCCGGCGACGTGTGATGTTGGTATGCACTATCTCTGCTTGGTCATAGTGTCCGCCTTGCCCCCGTGCCCCGGTCACGTTCTTGGAATTCTCCACCACGCTCATAAAGTTAACTTCATCGAGAAGCGCACTTAATACCGCTTGGCCGATCATTGTATTTAGGTTTGTCAGCGTTGGCACCACTACATCCCAGTCTGACCTATATCTAGTAAGGGTGAATTCATGGTATTTATTATGATGTATCCATTTCTTTATATAGTTGTTCTAGGAAGTGCTATTAAAAGAAGAATAATATGGCGTAAGTAACGAACGCTGGATAAGAGTGTGTGTCAGGTTTTTATTAAGTAAATAAGGGGGGGGTATGATTTTGCCATTACAGGAAATACAAAATCCTGAACTGCACTATTCTTCTAGGGCGGATCTGGGGCTCTCATTAGAATATCAGTTGGGAAAAATATTATTCATCTGCAAAAAAATAGAATCGTTTCTATATAAGCAAAAAAGATCGCTTTATTTTTATTCTACAGACTGTGAAGATGACTATCTCATTGACTCTCTTGTAAATAACTATTCTTCTTTAATTGAGTACTATTATTCGTGGGTTATATTTTCTTATATAGGAACTATAGAGCACAAAAAAACTACATATACTCCTATTAAAAATATAGATAGTGAAATAGAAAAGGAAATTAATAGAATTTTCAAATATCACTCCATTGGTGTTTTAAAAAAAAGCACTGATTCTGAGTACACTGATAAATGTAAAAAAGCATTTATTAAATCATTTGAATTCCTTTTTGTTGGTAGGTTTCACGAAATGTATGTGCTCAATAATTTTCTTAAGCATAATAGAATTTTATCTTCTTATGCTCCAAAGTTTTTATTTAATGGAAAAAGTGTTTGTCTTCCATATGTTTATATAAATAAGCATAGTAGTGCATTACTAAATGCCTCGGTATTCAAAGTAATATTTGATTTGGAGCTAAATTCTGGCGCTAATGTTATTGTTGAACCTGATAGTTATTATGTTGATTTATTTAATAAAGGGAAATTAATTGCCACCATTGGGAATCAAAAATTGTTTCGTGTGAATGAGGTAGATTATTTGGTGTCGTCTAGTTATGTTGGGATAACTGTAGAGTCGATGGTAGACGTAACATATGACTTATGTTTGAAGATAATTTCAATCATGACTGAACTAAAATTAGGTATAACACGCAGTTTATTGGATGGCTTTGTGTTGCAGATAAATCAAAGAAGGTCTAAGGATGTTGACCTATAATTTGGTTGCTCTAGTTGAAGATGACACCTGATTTTGCAACCAGTTTCAAAATCAGGATGACTTTAAAACATCATAAACAGATTGCCTGCTTAATTTTAAATCCTTGGCTATTTTTGTTTTGGGAATGCCCTCTTGGGCTAGCTTCAATACCTGAGCTTTGGTCTTATCAGTAATGGATGGTTTCCTGCCCATCTTGATCCCGTTGGCAATAGCCGCCCTGCGTCCCTCATGAGTACGCTCAAGGATTCTCTCCCGCTCAGCTTGGGCAACCGCTGCAAGGATGGTTACTACCATCTTCCCCATCGACCCTTCGGTACTAATCCCATCATCCAGAAAGCGTACAGATATGCCACGTTTATGGAGTTGGTCTATTATCGAGATCATATCAACTGTATTGCGGCCAAGGCGATCAAGCTTGGTTACTAGGATGGTGTCCCCCTCCCGAGCCTTGGTAAGCAACAGCTGCAACCCTTCGCGGTTGTCATCCTTACCCGAAGCTTTGTCCATAAACAGAAAGTCCGGGCTGTTCTTCACACCCTCTTTGATGAGTCGGTCTTTCTGGATGGTCAGATCCTGTTGATTGGTAGATACGCGGGCATAACCTAGAAGAGCCATATACTGTCCAGAAAATAGATTGATTTACAGATTTGTAAAAAAACTAATAAAAACCGATTTATTTGACAGTATACACAGGGTCTGGGTGGGTGTAAAAAATCTTAAGATTTATTTTACTGCTCCAGCAGATTAAGGCTTAATGCTTTTAATTGTTTTATTGTCTGAGGATAAGGCGGGGGTGCTTTGAGGTGGCAAAAAATTATAATCCACTATCTGACTTGTATCAGGGGTCGCTCGCTGAGTGGCGAGCGCTTCTGGATCCATTGAGTGAATATAAATACGCGCTAGAAATAGGAAAAGTAGCTAATCAGTTCAACTCTGCCAGTGAAATTCTAGGCATGATGAACGGGGCTGCTCAGCCATTTCGTAGTTATCAGGAAGCTTATGGCGTGAGCAATGTGTTGAGGGAGTTAAATTCTGTTGGTGCTTGGTATGGTCTTACGACTTCTTTGGATAGTTATCGTAAGTCAATGGAATTGGATGTGGTGTCTGATCAGGTGAGAGCCATTCAGGAATCGGCAAGTGCATGGAAAAGGCTTGTGGATCCCCTTAAAAGCTATCAAGAGTCATTCGACTTAATTCGTGGGCATACAATTCAAAATGAAATGTTTAGGCAGTCTGTTGATGCCTGGGCTGGCTTGTCCCAACCATTAAAACAATTTAAGGAAGCGTTAGGTTGGGTGGATGAGCTTTCGACTATTAAATCTGCGAATGAATTGTTTATATCTGATCTTGATAATAGTGTAGCGCTAGGCTACCTGAGAGATCAGGCGCTAGGCGTATATTCGGAAATAGAAATAGATAACAATGAAATTTTTCTCTCATCTAAACAGATTGCAGCTCAAGAGTTGCAGGAGTTATCAGAAGAGATAATTCGTAGCGTCTCGTTAAATAATACTTCTGGATTGGAGAAATCAATTAATGATTTGGTCTCTGAAATTAAAGCACAAAGAGATCCATGGCTGCAAAAGCTTTTGGCATGGTTTATTTATCCACTTCTGGTGGGGATTATAATAGCAATTATCACCCCTATAGCCGAGCATCATGTCGGCTCATTTCTAAAAGAAGATAAGAAGTCTGTAGAGAAGAAGATTAGAGCAAAGGCAATACAATCAGTTGGCAATCATGAGATTTTAAAGTCAATTAGGTATGTTTCTGCTGATCGCCTTAATGTTAGGTTGGCACCATCAAAAAAATCTGACGTTATAGGGGTTTTGCAATTTTCTTATTCCGTTCTGATTCTGGAGAAAAGGAAGAGCTGGACGTTGGTGGAATGGCGGGATGTAGATTCCGATGTGGTAATAAAAGGTTGGGTTTTTTCTAGATATTTAAAAAAATTTAGATGAGCTGTTTATGTAACTATAACACACCTGCAGGTTTCTTTGCTGTAATGATGAGTCAAAAACTAAACAATATTAATCATCAGTCAGTTCATTCGCTGTAAAAATTATAATTGGATATTGTATGTCAGTAGTTAGAATGCCATGGGAGCGGCGCTTAGACGATCTTGCTCATATTCTACATGCATGTAGTGAGACGTATTTTGATCCCGAACTTTTTAGAAGAAACACAAATCAGTTTTTGCAAACTGCAAGAACAATAACTTTCATTATTCAGAAAAATAAGAGTGATATCCAAAATTTTGACGAGTGGTATCAAGAAAATGTTTTGGATAAATGGGTTGGTGACGATGTGATGCGCTGGGCGAAAGATTCAAGAAATATTATTGAAAAGCAAGGAGATCTTGAATTTAACAGCACATTGACTGTGACTCTGATTTTCTCCTATTTAGAAGAAGACGATCTGCAAATGCCTGTTGGCGAAAAAGAGCTGCTAACTGCCAGTGTTAAGCGTTTAGTCCGTTTTGCACAGAAATATTTTCCAACAAGACTTACGGATGTAGCTGGAGTTAAAATTGAACGTGCTTGGGTAACCAAATCACTAGAGAAAAGAGAAATCCTTTCTGCTTTGGAGTACGTTTATGCTCGTCAATATGACTGTTGTGAAGCTCTTGCCAAACATCTTAATAGGGAATTTTATGGGAATGTTCATGAGCAATATTCATTGGGAAACAAGAATGAGTATTTTCGACAGGTAGAAATGATAAAGCTAAAAAGTATGCAGAGTTGTCGCATAAGCTTTGGACAAATCAAAAGGCCACCTAGTTCACAAGTGCCTGATTTTGTTAGAGGCAGAGCTTCAGAGCTTAAGAGTATGCTAGGCGAAGCACCTCATGATTATAAATCAGCTGTTGATTACTATAGCAGAATGGCTGAAGGAACCTTTAAGCAATGGGGTAATCACCTTACGGTTCTGTATTTTTTGAATCCTGACTGGTCAATTCAACAGATGATTAATCCTATGTTAATTGATCAAACGGATAAATATTTTTTTGCGCGCTTAATTGCAGAGCAGATAAAAGTAAAAAAGCCCCACTGTCTGATTCATATTACAGAGGCTTGGACAAGAGATCTAAAAAAATATCGTCCCGGCTTAACTATGAGCAAGTTACCCATCAATGGTGAGTTTTTACAGCTTGCAGCTGTGGATGTGGATGGTAACAAAACGATATGCACATGGAGGATTGTTAGGGAGCTAGGGGATCAAATACCTATGCTTGATGCGCAAAAAATTGAGGATGAAACAGATGAGCGCATCTTTTTTTTAGTGCCAGCGATGAGGGCAATGGGAGTGCAACCAAAGTTTTATCAATCTGATTAGCATTACATGTAACGCTAATCAGAAGTTTCAGCGGTTGATAATGATGAGGCACGCCATCTGGTCTTTATGGAAGATTGCGGAGTTAAGCTTCGCACTTTAAAGATTGAGCTACAACCTTATTTGCAACCTGTTGCAAAAAGTTACCGTATGGTTGCTTCGTCATTGATTGCTAAGGATTCTTGATTTTTCCTTTTATGTATTTCTATTTTGTGTGACTTATAAAGAGAGTTAAGTGCGGTTTTATGTAGGGTTCCTGATATTGGATTTAATAATCTTTTTGGACGCTTCGTTCCAAGAAATATTGAAGGCACATAATTTTGGAAAAAAATGAACTTCTGAGTAGTTGGGAATATTTGCTGTTATCCAGAGGCTAAGTTTTCTCCAGTCTTTAGTGGCTTCGTAATAGGGTAGGTAGGAATTAACTACCACGCAGGCCATAGCTCCATAATTCCCATACTTATCAGGGTAATCCCAAATATGCCGGGCATAGTTTCTTTCATTGCTTGCGCATCGGTACTGGTTTTTGTTTTCAGCGCCTTTTGCATTCACTTCAGGGCAACGGTAGCCCGACCTTATGCTTATGCGTCCAAAGGCTTCCTGTAGCGGCTCAAGGACTTTCTGGCAAAGCATTGAGCCTGTTTGTATGGCTGTCTCCGGGTAGTGCGGGATGTTGGGGATATTTTCTATCTGGGATATTTCGGAGTAGAGAAAGTCGCGCATGAAGAAAGAAGGGGAGAGCTGGACTCTCCCAAAATCTTCTAGCTGATTTACCGTCAGTATTTTTGATGGGATTTTTTTAGCGTGGATCAAATGCAAGTTCAATTAACTCCCAGTTTTTAATATCCGCTGTCTCATTTCCATCCGCTGTTAAGCCTTTGTATTTCACTTTGCAGAGAATTTGGGTTCTAAGCATTGCGCCGAATTTATTCTGTGAGTCTACGTAGGTTTGAATGATGTAGCTCTGACTTTTGAAGCCTCGGACATCAGTTGGAAGAAATGGAAAGTCTGCTGAGGCAGGAGAGGCCAAGTTTTGTTTTGTGTATTGATTGCAAATGATAAAAGCCATTGTGCTTAAGTCTTCTTTTTCCAATTCTTCCCGAGCCTTCTCCTGTTTTTCGGCTTCAATGGTTGCCAGTCTTTTCTTTTCCTCTGCATCAAGGTGCTGGTAGTACGACGTTGCGCTTGTGATATTTACTTGTGCCGCTGCTTGTTTATCTGAGAGTGATTTAAAGCCTGCTTTCTTCGCGTCTTTTTCTTCCTGTGAGTCCAGATTCAGAATGATCACGAACACAGCGGAGATCGCTATTTTTAGGGCTATATGAAAGCGCTCTGACATCCATAACCCAATTAGTCCAACAGGGAAAAAGAAGATCAGCCAAAGAGTAACAACCCACCGTTTGTTGTACCAAGGTGTTTTGGCGGGGGTGGCCGATAAGTCTGCGCTAGGGGGCGGGGTAGTCTCTTGCATGGTGTATCCCTATTGTTAGTTGATATTTGAGTGCGATGCTTAGATGCATTTTGAAACCAGTTGCAAATCAAATTATCCCAAAATGGGATAATTTAAACAATATTCTAATTTGGGATATTTCGGCTTACAGGCGAAGTATCTAAATGGCAAACAGACCTTGGGATGAGAAGAGGGAAGTCCTCACCGCATTACTTAAAACTCTGCGTAGCGAGGCAGGCTTAACGCAAACCGAGATGGCTAACTTATTGGGTAAACCCCAGAGTTATGTATCTAAATATGAAAGTGGAGAGCGGCGGTTGGATTTTGTGGAAGTAATGGAGGTTTGTGAGGGGTTACACGTGGCTCCGAAGTCTTTCCTTGAGCGATATTTTGCCAGTTTTTAGTTGTTGTAGGGGCGAGTGACGGAGTTTCAAAACACGGCTCCATAAGTGAAATTTATTGTTTGCAGCTTCATCCAATTAATTGTAAATCACTGTGGATTTTGTTGATTGCATCTTGCAAAACCTTCAACTCATATCCCATACCATAGTTGTCCATTACGTCTTCTGAGTGCTTCCAGCCCCCCAGTGTTGCAGCAATTTCTTTGTTGATGTTGTGTGCCCTGCATTCATCCCTGAATGTATGTCTAAAACTGTGAAAGCAAAGCCCCGCACGCTTGAGATTTGATGCAATAAGGAATCGGTTGAACCATTTAGAAAAGTTATCCGATAGGCTGTCGCGAGCGCTAGAGGATAGGTCAGGAAAGAGCTGCGTTTTATTTTGTGCTTTAATCTTATTTACGTATTCAAGAAAACCTATTTCTATGAGGTTTTTGTGGATAGGGATAATGCGCTCGCTATGGTCGGTTTTTAAAGTTTTTGTTTCGTCTTCATCAACACGTACATGGATAGCATGTATTCCGTTTATACACTCTATGTCGTCGGTAAACAGTTGGCATATTTCATTCAATCGCATGCCCGTATAAAGCGCTATCAAGGGCACCCAGAAGCGATGACGACGAGGTTTGTTTTCCCCCGGAACATTGTAACTATGTTCATCGTCTTTGCAGCCGGTGTATATAGGGGTTGAAAACAGTTTATGTAGCTCATCGTGATTAAACGGTATCCGACCTTTTTTGTTGCGTTTTACCTTCAGCTGAGGGATATGGTTTGCCGGGTTTGTGTCCAGTAGTTGTTCCCTCACCGCAAAGTTAAAAATTGCGGAAAGATTTTTCATGTGGCCATTAACAGAGGTGGCGCTCAGCGCTTCTGTAGAGCCCTTGGCGCACGTTTCTATTGCTTGCATAAGGGTTAGATGCGGATATTTCTTTTTTGCGTTAGAGGGAAGCTGGGCGAGTTTATCTCTGAACTCTCTACAGTCCGCAGGCGTTAGCGACTTAATCGGTTTCTGTTTGCCAAATAATTCGACTACAAAGTCAAATGTGAGTTTGTACCCAGCCAACGATTTTTCGGTCAGGCCATCACTACGTTTTGCGGAGCGGAATCTTTGGAGAAGGATTTCAAGAGTTACATCATTCGAGGGGATTGATTCCCCCGTCCATGCTAACGCTTGAGTGTTGGTAAATAGGCTTGACGGTTTTCGTTGGAAAAACTCTCCGAACCTTTCAAAGCTTTCAAAAATTTGCTCCAAGCGAGCTTGGCGAATAAGGTTGTAAAAATATTGAGCTTGTTCTCTATTCAGAGTTTGCTTATCGATTGCAGACTCATCAAGAATTTTATTGGCAGTTGCTTGTATCGATGATGCGTTAATAACTTCATCGGCATTGCTTAGCGCTGCCAAATCATCTTTTAAATTGTCGAGAACCGCGTCCTTTTCAGTAGGGGAAATACTGATTCTAAGTTGGTCATCTTCAAGCGCTGATTTGGCGGACTCTTTCCTGTGCCAGATTAATACTGCACGTTCGAGGTCAGTATTGGATATGTGATTGGTTAGCGGTGTGCTTACTGATGCGCTGGGGGTGGGCTTTAATAGTTGCCTGCGCAGCTTCTGGAATTCTTCCTCGACTTTCAAAAGCTCAAGTTGCAGGCGTGCTTTAGCTTCCTTTGAGTCTTTGGTCTTGAGGCTGCGTTTTATCTCAGTTTTCTTGAGGCGATCAACAAGGTCTACAGGCACTCGTACCCGCAGGTAATAGTGGCCGTTTCGATTAAGCAGGTGTGATCGTTTAGACAAGTCTTCCATACCCCAAGTGTACCAGTAATGTGTACCACATGGGATATGGAAGTCTTTATGATTCAATAACTTATTAGAAAACAACAAGTTATTTTAAAGTGGTGGAGCCGGGGGGATTTGAACCTTCGGCCAACCCAGTAATTACAAGCCCTTCAGCCGTGATGTTGTCATTGTATTGTCATTGTTTCCGAAAAGCGATTCGGCTTTTGACCCCGCGCCGACATCGGCGCTTGGCATCCACCGGCCATAGATTCTGGATATCATCATCCAGCTACTGTGCCCCATCTGAGTGGCCACCCACATTGGGTGCTCGCCTGCTGAAAGCATCATGCTGGCATAGGTGTGCCGGGTTTGATAAGGCCGCCTATAACGCACGCCGGCGCGTTTTAAGGCAGGTTGCCATAGCGTCTTGCGGATTGGTCCATCACCAGCCCATCTTTCGCCCGTGCGGGGATTTTGGAAAACCTCCAGCCCGGCCAGAAAGGTGTGCTGTTTTTGATCCATTAGCGCCTGTAATGCGGGTTTAAGTAATTTAACTTCTCTTTGCCCGGATGTTGTTTTTGTCGTTTCCGCCTCGGTGGCTGCTTGTGTTAATGCACGTGATATCCGCACGACACCCCTGATCCAATCGATATCTCCCCAATCCAGAGCAACCAGCTCGGAAGTGCGCAAACCGGTCCAGAAAGCAAACTGAATAAGGTTTCGACCTTGGCCATTTAGCTGTGCTTGGATTGCCTGCTGTTCTTCTGCAGTGAAAGGGTCAACATCATCGGTTTGCTTTGGGGCTTCCCGGCGCTGATAAGTCCAGCCCTGCAGTGGGTTGGATTCAATGCGTTCATCGTACACAGCGTCATCCAGGGCGGAGCGCAGGCAGCTTTGGATGTTGCTTAGGGTTTTATTACTGGTGGTTAAGCCATCCAGCCATTCGCGAATACGCTTGCGGGACAGCTCGGATAGTGGCAAATCGCCAAACTGGGGAATAACCCGGTGAGTAATTATCTTCCGGTAGCCTTCGGCTGTACTGGCTTTCACCTCAACCTCTTTGCGATCAAGCCAGCGCTCCAGGTAAGTCTTGGTTGATTCTGGTTTGGTGGATGAAAACTGGGTGGCGCGTGAGGAATTGGGAAACGTTGTAGCGTAGTCGAATGTGCCGCGCAGGATTGCATCGAGTATTGCTGCTCGATGCAATTCAGCACGTTTTAAATTAGTGGCGGTGGGCTTGAGCGCGATTCTTTCGCGACACCTGATGCCTTGGTACATGAAACTGATTTCAATACTGGAGTCTGATCCGGGTTTGACTCCGCGCCCATCTCTACCCATTCTCTATACCCCTCCAAATCAATTAAAACACGGCCATCCGGGGCATGATGCCATAGATGGCCTTTAAGCCATTTGCCATCTCGAATTTTCGTTCGGATTGCATCTTCGGTGTAGCCCGACAGTTCCGAGAAGCGATTGACTGTAATATAGCGAATCATTTTTGTGTAGGCGTATCAATCAGGCTGTTAATGTGTATTGTTGTTTTTGGCATTACTGCGGTCGAGGATTGGTAACCCAGTTTTTCGCAGCCTCTAGCGCATCCTCTAGTGATTCGGCATATATCCATGTGTAGCTATAGTGATTCCAGGAATAGCCAATGCATTCCATTACGGGGGTTTCTACCTTTATCAATAAGCCTGTCAGTTGATTAATCAGTAGATGATTAAGTATCTCGTCATCACTGCTTCCTTTGCAGCCAATAGCTTCGGCGATTTGATCGTGATCCGTATAAAGATCGCCAATGCAATCAGTTAAATCGTCGGTGTCATCCCAATGATGAATTAGAGTTGCCAGCCAATAAATCCCACCAATTTTGAACGTGTGACGATTGGATAGAGCGGAAGCTTTTTCGTTTAATGAACTCATATCTTTACTACCGGTTAGCAGGTTGCATAACGTGAATTGCATAAACCTCTTGCGGTTGGTTACTCCATTCGTCACAAATCACTGTTTGAATTTCATAACCGGCGTAAGGTTTTTTGATTCGTCTGGTTTCATCGTTTCGGCGTGGATAGCCGAGGGTAAAAATCACGTTGGTGTAGCTCTTTCCCTCAAGCCGCCTTCTCCAGTATTCGGTTTTTAGTCGGTACTCAAAGGGCTTTATCCCTTGCTGGATTTGTTCAAACCATTTGCGCTTTAGCGGTAAGATTAAATCCATGACCGTCACCAATAGTTTCGGCATTTAACGTAAACGGCAACGCCGGGGCATGCTGTTACATGGGAATAGTGCCAGAGCCAAAGTGTTGTAATAATCGCCCCTATTACGAAGATTTTTTTATAGCTAAATTTTTTCATTTATTGGCTTCTCCATTTCACCTGTAGGCTTTCCGCAGAAAGGGCAGAAGGAATGAAAAAGAGACAAGCGCTCCTTTTTCTTTTGCCCTTCTAATTCAATTTCAACAACGTTATATGTTCTGGCTACGAAATTATTTTTGCTGTCAATTCCAAATCCAACGCCGAGTAAATCGATACGCTTCAGTGGTTTTTTAAATCGTGGGTTATCTGTGAAGTCTTTAGTCAAAGCTGATTTAATTTCGCCTACACATTTGCACTGCATTCGTTGTCTCCTATTTATGCCACTTGGTTGAGTCTTCATTTAGTGCTTGGCAATGAACGCAGGTAGAAACACCGGGCAAGGCGAGGCGGCGAGCTTCCGGAATGGGGTCTCCACATTCACCGCAATCGGTTGCACTTGGCTGCGTGTTATTTTGTGGGCGGTTATTCAGGATGCGCGCAATACGTTCCTGTTCGATATCGCTGGCAATGTCTGCTACATCGGCCATGGTTAATCTCCTTAGTGAGTGTTGTTGTTATGAAGGTGTGACCAATCAGTGGCGAGCTGTTGAAATATTGCGCCGCCGTTTTCAATGAGCGAGTGAGGTTCGGTATTCATGCGGCAGCGCAAATCAATCACTACAAGTGCAGATAAGTAGTAATTAAAATCAAGCAAGCACAGCCCGCCTAAATCCAGCTTGTATTCGTAGATGTTATAAGTGCTTAACAACACTGCGGCGGCGATCTCACTGGAGCCGCAGCTTTTATTGGCCAACTCCAGCAGGGCGTTGATTGCTTGGTATGGCGTTATGTTGCGTGTGCCGCACGTTATCGGGGCTTCTCGTTGCATCTTTTCTTCCTCCGGTTTTTTAATTAATAAATATTCAAGTAACTGCAAACCGCTATCAGTCACTAATGTTTTTTGGTAAGGCATTTTTCCTTTTGTCGGGTGATTCCAACTGCTATTGGCAACCACAAAATAGCCCTTACCGCTGTAGCGGCCCTGCGGCTTATTCGTCGAATCCAATACGCGCATTTCACGCAATTTTTTTGTCATTACATTGCGACCAATACCTAAAAGCTGTGCTGTGTCGTCGAAGGTGAAAGGCATAAATGCTCCTAATCTTCATGTAATGGGCCATCGGGAATGGAAACGCTTAACCCGTATGTGGCTAGTTGGTTAAGGCTCAATGCGTACAGGTGACCTATTCGTTGTCTGCGAATGGCGCGCTCTATATTTGCTTCGACAGCAACCTCGGCTCGCTCCAATTGCTTTGCAAAAACTTTGGAGGTTTTCACTGGCATTGCATCGAATTTGGAGCGCAGGGCGCTGGTTTGGGATATGTGTTGCATGATGTGAGTGGGTCTGATTAACAGCCATGTATCACCGTCCGGGCGTGCCTCAAATTTGAAGGGAAATTTGTATTCATGCCGGTCAATTTCGCCCAAAATAATTTCCATGATCTGCACCCATGGTTCACGGTTTGCCCGTGATTCCATAATGTGGATATTCATTTCCTGAATGAGATCATCGGGGAATTGATTTTGATCGGAGGCGATGCCCGCGAATTCAGCGAGCAAAATCCACGCGGTTCCGAGTGCGGCGTAATTGCTAACCATACGTGCGGCGCCGTCATCATCTTTGCTTCCAGCAGCGCGCAGTAACAATTTGTTGCGCGTTGCTTGATGAATTTCTCGCACGCGTTGTGGGTCAAGGCTCGCTAAAAATTGCAGCCATTCACGCACAGGAAATCGCGGTAAATTTGTAGGAAGAATGTCGCCTTTGCGGCCTGATAGTTGAGAGCGAACAATTTTTCCTTGCAGGCTATCCACTGGAACATCTTCACCGGCTAGTAGCACCGGTGCACATAACAGATATTCCGTCATGTCTCCGCCACGGCGTGTGATAGTGAATTGGTAAGTTTCCTGCAGTAGACCTACCGCTTTATCGATAATGTCTTGGCGACGTGCAGAAAGTTCTTCCCAGCCAATAGGCTGCGATGTATGGGACACACTTGTGATCAAGCGGAACTCAGTACCCAAGCTCTGACCAGAAAACATAGTGAATGCGATGGTGCTTTCCAGCGCTTTGATCAGAGTGGTTTTTCCTGAGCCTTTATCCGCTTGTAAAACCATGTGCGGCCAAAAACCGAGGTAAGGCTTTAGGTGGCCACCCAGTCCCCACGTGAGAAGCTGACAGGCTGCGTTCTTGCGAAAAGTATTTTGATATGCGGTAACGACAGGCGCGGCGTTGGCGACTGGGCCACTTGGGAAACGCAAATTGTGATAAGGGCACTGCTTTTCCGGATCTGAAAAATAACAATCAGCACCTTCATTAACTACCGGTTTACCATCACGAAAACACAGGCCAACAAAGTTAGCTGCATTGCGTGCACCAATGCTGGTTGCGCGCTCCCAAATGCTGAGCATACGTGCAAATTGTTGTGGCTTAAAAATCGGGCCGAATTTGCTCCAGTTAGTGATGTTGTGTAAACCATCATCGCTGATTACACGCCGCAATAAATTTTTCTCGTGGCGTGGTGTTTGGACAGCCGCAGCAAATACTGTATTTGGTTGTGCATCTTCGCCACCGCTCATGGTTGCGTGGGCACTTGCAATTGTGATGCGCGATAAAGCTGCTACGCGAAAACCGCAAACGTCTTCGTGCACAAAGCTGGTATTTCCCTGATCATCTTTGGACGTGCTCATGCGCGATGTAAAGTCGGCCTTGCAGCGAAACTTCCAATAAATAGCGAAGTCGTGCGCAGGTAAATATAGGCGCTTGCGTCCACCCGGTGCTTTAGTTTCACCATCACCGGCGCCCGCTAAGCCGGGTATTAACCAAGGCTCTAAATTTTCCAGTGCGTTGCTGGTTGGCCGTGGGCCGTGTTTGATTAAATATTCATTTAAATCGTTAATGCTTTCCCATTCAGTGGTTAACTGGTCAATCATTTGCACTGGAATGTTTAGCGCGGTTAACGCCTCGCAAATTTTCCACGCGGCTTCAGGACCAGGGCGACGGCCTTTGTCTGGACCTTCTTCCAATGGTTTGTCGTTATCGAAGCAAAGCACTACGCTTTTGCCGATCAGGAACGACCAATCAATATCGGTATTTTTTGTGCCGCGAGTTGCTAATACAGCCATGTCCGGTTTTTTGGTAACAAACCATGCAGATTCAGCGCTAAGGGCATTAATAGCGCTCTCAACAATCACCACTGTTTTTGCTCTGCGTACTCTTGCCCAGCAGCTTGTCCATAACACGCCTTCTTTGTCGCCAATGCTTTTGGTTTTCAGGTCACCATTAAGCGCAGGGTCTATATAGCGGTAGTCAATTCCGCGCGCACGGCTGTCATGCATATCAAGGCAAATAAATGCGGGCGCAGGGCCGCCATAGCCCAGCTTGCCCGGTTCATGCTTGGCGCTTGTGAATTCACTAAAACCTAATGTGCGGCGTGCAATGGCGGTGGTGATAACTTTTTCATCCAGTCCGCGCACTTTAGTTAAATATTCAATCGCTTTTGCAGGCTCTTTAAGGCATTGCAGTGCGATGTATTCAATGGTGCTGAGTTTTGCTGGTTGTTGCTTTTTTTCGCGTGGCTCTTCGGGAAGGTTGTACCATTCACGAATCGTTTTAATGGCTTCTGCGGTCGAGCATTGGTGTACATAGGCTACCAAGTCAAAGCAGTCGCCTTTCTGATCTGCGCTAAAGTCTTCCCAGCGCTGTGTAAAATCATCGCAATTAAAAATCGATAACGAAGGGTTGCTGTCATCGTGGTGCGGGCTTCGATAATTCCCATTACCAGTGGCATCCGGCCGTACTAAACCCAAACGTGAAGCTACATCGTGCAAATCAACTTTCTTTTTAATATCAGCTAGCTTCATTCTTTTTTTTCCGGAGCCAAAGATTTTTTAAATGTGTTTCAGTCATCGGTCGTAGTTCAGTTGGAACTTTTTCCAATGCTGCGCGGCGGTCTTCAAGTTTTGGAATCTCTGCTATTTCTTCCGCCCAAAGTCGTGCAGGCTTTTGTAATTTCCGGTTCATGCGCCTATCGCTTTAAATCCGACGGTGCTAATCGCATCCAATGTCGCTATGTAACGGGCTGCTGCGGAGTAAGCGCCGTCTGTGTCGTTGTTGAGAAATGCCGCACCCATCGCGGGGACTATTAATGCTTGTGCTTCTTGTACTGCGGTTAAACGAATTTTTTCCCGCACAAGCTTGTCTTCACCCTCGGCCAAACCAATCGCGCCCACAGGGACTTTGTGGCCAAATTCAATGGCCCCGCTTTTCCAGCAATACGCGAATAGTTTTTTAGGGTGCGGCATGGTGCTTGCCTCAGTGCGTAACTACTTTTAATTGCTCGGTTTCGGCATCGCTTTCGCCGTGGGTGTCATGCAAGCCGAGTAAGTCGCCTAACGTGAACACCAGTTTTTTATCAAGAGCCTTCACAATCAAAAGCTGTGCCGTTGAGTTCGCGATATCAATGCAGTGGCCTTTGGGAATATTTCGGGATTCCAGTTCAGCCAATACACGCCAGCAGGCCAATTCTGCGGCGTCGCGTGTCATTTCCAATTTGGTCATAAGTTCGTCGCGTGATTCAGTGATGCACTGACGGCGTGGCTTTTTTTCTTGTAAGCGGCGGGTTAGCGCAATTACAGCGCTGGTATTAATTTGCGTAATGCTTGGATTCATGGTGCGGCTCCGTTATTTGTTTTCAAAAAGCAGCATCTGATCGCGGTGTGGATCAAATGGGTTTTTGGTTGTGACTTGGCTTTTGCGTGGCATGCCATCTTTCTGTAAGGCATAGGGTGATAAGGGCAAATTGATTGCGCTGGTTGTTGGTTGTAGTGAAGGAGTGATGGTTGCCAAAAGCTCAACAGCAAAAGAACCTCTCCAGCCACAACTAGAAATGTCTTGGCATTCAACAACGCCGTGGGCATATACAGGCGATAGACGTCTGCTAAAACGTATACGCGCTTTTTTAAGGCACACGGGACAAATAAATTGATTGCGCTGGTTTGCTGCTAAGTTGTTATCACTGTCTGTCATCACTAAGCCCTTAGAACGGTTGTTCTCCGGTTGCGATAGATTCCAGTAATTTCGCATCGCCAGATTTGGCGTTATCGCCAACGATTAGTCGCCACGCGAGGAATGCGCCGTAAGCCCACTCGCGATAAATTTCACCATTTTCATCTGCTGGTTTTTCACGGCTTTTGTTTATAAGGCGTTTAATTTCATCGCAGATTAATTCGGTGGTTCGAGGGTAATCGCTGTGAACCATTCCGAAGTTATCGTCATGAACACAGCGGGCGACTACATGTATCAGTCTGTCATCTGGGGAGTCCGGAATTACCCGATCATATTCGCTGAGATAATGTTCGTAAGATTCTTCACCGTCGAAACTCAGCATTTGCTCAGTGCATTTAATATTCATGCCCGCTCGCGCTAAGCAAATGCCGATTAAATTGAGCAGAGTGGTTTTCCCTGATCCGGGTGCGCCCTCAATCGTGATGGTGATAGCTGGTGTCATTATTTATTCCTCTCTTCGATACATTGGTTAATCCACTCATCAATTTCCGTTTCGAGCCAAGCCACTGTGTTATTGCTCAGATGTATAGGTTTGGGGAATCTTTCTTTTTCCATAAGTGCGTAAATGCGTGCCCGACTCAAACTGGTTTTTTCTTCTACGTCTTTGCGCCTTAGTAGGCTGCTTCTTTTACGTTGTTGGCCCGATGCAGTGTTTGGATCTGTATTGATCTTATGGTCTATCCAACTTTCGATTTCGCTGAGTAAAAAACCTGCAGCTGAATTGGCTCCTTGTCCCATTTTTATTGGTTGAGGAAAGTGTTTATCGCTTGCAATAAGCCGATATGCGGTTGCACGAGAAATTGCAACTATGGTGAGCATCTCTTTCATGCGGATAATTCGATGACCAGATGCATTGCTTTTTGTGGTTAACGAGGTCATGGGCGTTTCCTAGTGGTTTTTTAACGGAGTTACTTGATGCTGATTCATTAGCTCTCTCCTTAGTTGCAAGTAGGTCTCGGGGATTCGCGGCGCTCTAGTGCATCTATCACCAGTAACCGGCAAACACTGGTCATGCTGCGTTCTTCTGCTTTGGCAATAGCCTCGATCTTTGCGCGTTGGTCGTCGGCCAGGGTGACCATCACATGGGTGCGCAAACGGCGTGGGCGGGTAGCGGATTTGGTTTTCATGGCTTAAAGTTCCTGTATGGTTGTGTGCAAATGTGCACATTTATTAAGTTTGGTGTCCAATTGGACACTTGTCAATGTTTTTTTGGTGTTCAAATGGACTCTTTTGGCGAGCGATTGCGTAGTGAGCGGGAACGGTTGGGGTTAACTCAGGATGAGTTTTCTGAAAAAGGGGGAGTAAAAAAGCGAGCTCAAATTAATTACGAAAAGGGGGAGAGAAACCCTGATTCGACTTATTTGGCGGCTATTGCAGCAGCTGGTGTTGATATTGTTTATGTCATTACCGGTGTACGGACTACACCAGCGGCGGCCTTAAGTCCGCGAGCAGCTGCGCTTGTAGATAACTTTGAACACATGGCGGACGAAGACAAAAGGGCAATTGAACGCTTGGCCGATGCGGTACAGAAACCGCAGGCGCAAGGTTTGACAGGAACGAAATAATTAAAAATGAAGTGTTCAATTTTCTTGCTCAGATAATTGAACAAGGGAGTTGTGCAGATAGGGTTAACCCTTAACCAAGAGCCAATTGAGGGTTTTGTGTGTTCCTTGAATTACAACCTTCACCATCGAACAAGCTGTTACATATAAGGAGAGGTAATTGAGAGTTGTACTTGTCATTTTGGGGGCTTTGTTATTTATCGCAAGTGTCAAACTTGGTTATTGTCTCCTATCAAATGGAAAGCTATCTGGTTCCGAATTTATAAGCTTAATAATTGCATTTGCAATAATTGGGCTAATCATTTCATTTGCATCAGAAGTAAGTGAGTTTTCAATCGCAGGAAATATCGTAAAGTTAAAAGAAGTGAAAGCTGATGCGGAAAGATCTATCGCTGAACTTAAGGAGGCAAGAACGGAAACTTTTAGATTTTTACTATCACTAACAAAGAAATATGGTGGTGGCTTAGGTAGTATCCGTAATCCAATTGATGAACGAATTCCAGATTTTTGGTCGCTTTTTGAAAAAATTTCCTCCTTCAGCTGCGTGAACGACCTCAAAAAAAATATAATGGAAGTAATAGACGTTCTTTTGAAAGGGCAGATAAAAGCGATTTCCAAATTCAATAATAATGTTGAAACCAAATATCGTGGTGAATATGAGTTTCCGACGCCAGTAGCATTGTCACATGATTCATTGCAAGAGCAGCATCTACAAGAAGCGGCAGGACGTATATTTCAAGGGGATTTGTATAAAACTAGAGGTGCCGTACTAGCTGGCTTGGAGGAATACAGAAAGCTATTTGAACTAAAAAACAAACTTTCTTGAAGACATAAACAATCATCAAATGGATGGCAGGTTTTTAATTATCATTTTGCTTTTCAGATTTTTTCGTTTCATGACAAAAACTCTAAATATCACCGCTTAGATTAGTAGGTATAGATAATGGTTACTGCCGAAGTAATTAACCGAGTTCTTTTTGTAAAAGTGGCCGATTACGGTTCGGCCACTGTGGTGGATGTTGATGGAAGGCAGTATTTAGTTACAGCAAAGCATTTGCTTCGTGGGGAATCTGAAGTTAGCAGTATTAAATTTTACTTCAATGGAAAATGGGAAAATTTAAATGTAAAAATTGTTGGAGTAGCGCGAGGTGGTGCTGATATCGCAGTATTTGCGACGGATACTATTCTTTGTCCTTCTTCATTGCCTTTAATGGTAGGTAACAAGGATATGGTATTAAGCCAAGATGTTTATTTCTTGGGTTACCCTTTCAAATTAAGTACTGACGGAGGGGCGGCGCTTCAAGGGAGGCCATGTCCTTTTGTTAAAAAGGGCATATGGAGTTCGCTTTTCGATGATGGCACTGGAGACTATAAGCTCTACATTGATGCAATTAATAACGAAGGTTTTTCTGGTGGCCCAATCGTTTTTAAGGTTTCGGGAACTAACAAGTTTTCATTGGCGGGTATAGTTTCTAAGTATAGAACTGAACATGGCAGTGTTGTGTGTGAAGAAGGGAATAGTACGGGCTGGACTGTGGAATACAATACAGGTTTGACTATTGGTACCGATATTTCAGAAGCAGTGAAAATAATCAATCAAAATCCAATAGGCCTGCTACTGCCAATTTAAAAATCAATATTCACCAATTTAAGGAGTCTTTGATGGGTGAGGTAGAAGAAACAGCGAAAGCAGTTCAAGAGGTTGCCAAGACAACCAGTAATGCGCTCGACAAAGGTGCTGAACTGTCACGTTTTATTGGAAAGGTCATCGGTCCAGCTATTGAGGATCTCGGCGCTATTGCCAAGCAGTATACTGAATATTGGAAGATAAAGAATGCGCTCAGTCTTAATGATAAGTTTGAACGCGTTTTAGCTAAGCGTGGAAATCCCTCACTGTCTTCGCTCCCTCTTAGAACCGGTTTGCCACTTTTGGATGCAGCTGTTCTAGAAGACGAGGATAGCATCCAAATTATGTGGGCAAATCTTTTAGCCTCAGCAATGTCTGAGGAATGTATGTTTACAGTGGCTAAGTCATATGTGGAAGTCTTGAAGCAGCTCGATCTGGTAGATGCTGAGTTGATTGAAGCTATATATCGAATGCATCTCCAAGCCACACTTGATAAGACAAAAAGCACATATATCAACCCAAAGAAAACGAGAAGTGTTATTCAGATTAGCTTTGCTGTTAACAATTTGGAACGGTTGGGCCTGATAAAGTTGCATGCCAAATCAGAGAAAAAAGTTGATGATACGGTTATCAGTATTTTCTTTTTGGAGGAGACTTCAGGCAAAGAGCGGTCATTTTCAATGAATGTATCTTGTACTTTATTCGGTATTTATTTCATGAGAGCATGTACTGACCACAAGTTGCAATCAAAAGATGGGGGCGAGTTTGTGCCGATTGAGGATCGATTTGATTACCATGGTTACGGTGATAAAAGCTAAAGCGTTACTGTGCCGATTTTTTGTTGGTTTTTCTGTTTGATTGTTGGATTGCAGTAGTTTAATAGGTGCCGATTTTAAATTCATTGAAAATGCGAAGGAAACGGTTTGAAGATTTTTAAACAAATTTTGAAAGAGTTTTGGTTTCCATTAATTCTTGCCGTTTTATGGACTATCTACAATATCTATGTCGACGAAAATAGAGGTGGATGGCCAGTTCAAAAAATTGTTAACACCTTTGGTCCTACATTCTTCCTTCTGAGTTGGGTTACAGGCCAATTCTTTAGAGTGAAAAAGCAGGCAAAAGTTGAGGATAGTTTTGGAAGTGTGGAGGTTCGTTTTAATGAGCTTATTGATAAGCTGGAGGCAAAGGCCGAAGAAACAATCTCTCATATATCCGGTGGAGGTAGCTATCCTATGGCTCAGTTTTGTGGAATTGGCCCCCCAAATAACTGGGGGTTAATAGTTAGACATCATGGTAGCTATCCGTTATATGATGTCACTGTGAGAATTACTGACTTGCGACAATTGGCTCAAGCTAAGGATTCTTCATCTATAAGTGCTGCAGCATTTGGCACCATGAAGCACGTTGGAAATATGATTCCGACTCAATCGAACATTGTTTTTGCGGTAGACGTAAAAGATTATTCTGAGCTGTCATTCAATATTTTCTTTACTGCAAGAAACGGACTTTTTTCTCAACTACTGCGGATAAAAAAAATCAACGATTCATGGGTGTCTGCCATAAAGGGATTGAACAAGGACGGCGACATAATTTTCGAACATGTTGAAGAGTTGTTTCCACGGGACTCTAGTGGAAATGTTAACTGGTAGTGCTGGTTGCCAACTCTTGGCATCCTGATTGATCAGTGCGATTCTGCCTCAAGGCTGCTGGTCAATCCGGTAGATTCAGAGAGTCTATGAGTAACCCTAATTGCAACCCATTTAGTGCTATCTATTTCCGGCTTAAAGCCCTGGCACTGAATGAGTGCTTCTGGTTCCAGGTCTAAATTCCCCCTCGCCAAATTTAAACTAAACGTAGTTTTTCCCCGCTGTAATCGCGCCAACTCTGATTTTGCTGCGTAAAGTGCATCCGCTTCGCTTGCGTAAGTTTCCTTTAATTCCTTTGCCTTTTCAGTTGTGCCCGCAATCACCATTTGGCGCTTTGCTCCGGAAACATTATTCCAATAGGCGCGCACACCGGTGTAAGCGTTGCGGTCTGCACGTACATAACGGTGCTGATCGCCGTCACTTCTGATGATTGTCACTGGGTTTAATATTTTGCCGGTGATTGATATTCCCTGCGCAATCGGCATGAATAAAAGCCTGCCTTCTTTTACTGCAAATAAAGCATCGTACCGTTCACCCAAACGCGTTAAAAAGTGTGCGTCGCTTTCGTGGGTTTGATCGATATGGTGAATGCGTATGCCATCCAGTGGCTTGCCAACAACCGGGATAAGGCCATGTTCATTGGCAATGGTGGTGACAATTTCCAGCACGGTTTTTTTATGCCAACTC